CCTAGGTCTCCGTCGACTCGTCTCCTACTCGATACGCTAACAAGCGTAGGCGAGTGGCGTTCGAACCTCTGCAGATCCCTATTCCACCTTATTCGGTGGGTAGGGGGCCGAGGGATGAACGTTTTCAAAGCCGACTCGTCAATGCTACCTGATGGTGCCCAAGGTAAACCCTTGGGTAGTGTCAACCGTATGGCTTCACACACATTAAACAACCCTCTTTTGTGAGCGTTGTTATGTGCTGAGACCATACGTGGTAGCGAAGACGGATCTCGCTTATCGTACCAACCTCTCAAGTAGAATGGACTTACGTCCACTCCCTTGAAGGAATCAAGCCCGCAAGACTCTCTGAAGTTTCCTTCAAAGTAGCTTTTTGCGGAATTGATGCGAAAACCCATTCGGGTCATCCAGTACGAAAACGAGTTTCGACACTCCACGGGGATGATTATATCATCTCCGAAGACGGACACCTTTCCTTCGAGGTCCTTGTAATCACACTGCAGCTCTTCGGCGCAAACCGATAGAGCCACAGCTAAGAAAACAAGGGTCTCGACTGGGAAGGTTGTGGCATTCCCGCTTGTAGCATACATACGTATGCTAGCCTCTTCAGGTTGGTCGAAAGACACATCCTGAACGAGATAGCGGGTGCGCGCTGCGCACAGATGAATGAGTAGCTTCGGATTGCTCCGAAACAACTCCTCAACGTGCCAAGTTGCTACTGTATCGCTAGCCGCGGATAAATCCACGGTCGCGAGGGTAGCAGTCTCAGATCCCGACCTGCATAAGGTCCGGTTCCTTCCTTGATCACGGAAATCCGCGAATCGAGAAAGGGCCGACTTTGCAGTTCGGCACATGAAGTACCGCAACATTGACTGTTGCAGGAACATGTGTTCTCCTGGTTCCGAGGCGATGAGCCTTGGACCGGAGAAAGTCTTTGGGACCAGGCAGACGGTGCTACGAGGTTCTGCATCGCAGAACTCCGTGTCACCAGATGCCCAACTAGCCCAGCTGCTATAGCTATGGAAGCCATAGTCAGATATGGGGAAGCGCCTCTCAAGCCTGCGCGACCAACTTGTCCACTCATATTTTGAGCGGGGTTGGAAATCAGGTTTTGAGATTGCCCCAGGTCCGTGCTTGCATTTCCAGTGTTCTGGGTCATAGTGACCTAGCTCCTTGGAAATCCAGGTCGCTGCTCGAGCGAATCCTGGAGGGACGTCAGAAGACGGAGGATCGCAGTGTGCGACCTCTGTTGTCTCCCAAAACCGCGAAGGTTTTGGCAGACCTGAGTTGCAATCGAGAAAGTCATTGACGACTCTCACTTTTGCAGCATGCGGACAGTCAATGTCATATTTCTTCCCAAGCAGCAAAAGCTGCCTGATGAAGAATATGGCCTCGATGTCAGCATCATCCCGCAAACACCCATCTGCTGCAAATACGCGTAAGTACAGTCCTCCAAGAAATCTTGGAGTTTTGCACCCACCTCGACGAGGTCCCGAAAGGGGCAGCGCCGGATGGAAGTACGCGCCGTTAGCCAAACACCGATCAAAGTGTTTTGCTAATTTTGGAAGGTCAACCAGTAAGGTTGGCAATCCTCGGCATTGCAGTAAATGCGTGAAGCGCTCTTTGTCTTTCGACAATTCGCGCCTCAGTGTCGGGTAAGCAGCGATAGCATCAGCTATTACTGCTTCCCAGATCAGGCTCAGGCCCTCGTAGCTTTTCAACATTGGTTTCCCCTTTAAGGAGTTACGGATGTTCTACGGCGTTACGAGACACAGAGATCTTCAACCTCAACAAGAAGTTGAAATCCTCCACAACCACCATCGAAGTCTAGCAGATTAATTCTGCCAGCCAGCGATGTCGTTCAAAAATGAGTTTGACGATGCAATTGCAAGGTCAGCTACCGCGTCACCAAGTGTCACATCAGTGTCACCTGGCAGACGTTCGTCTACAAAGTAGAATTTTTGATACGTCTCAGGATTAGCACCAACGGCGAGTGTTGTTTTCACAAACTCGACGTTATGCCGATCATAAGATGGAGCAGTCGCCGTGGCTTTAGTCCGCGAATGGCGGATAAAGCAACGGTAGATTGTCGTGGAGGTTCGCAGGTAGTACTCGGAAGAGTACCCGTCCTGGTTGATCTTGACCAATGTTCGGGGAGACCCGTCATTGATCACAAGTGTGTTTCCTAACATGGGAAAATCCTGGTCTAAAAACTTTAGTTGGACTTTCTTCCGAGAGATCGCAGCAGCCGACGAATCGTCGGTGATGCTTTCACTACAGAAAGTGCGCCAACTATTGACACTTGCCTACCCGTGAGGATAGGCCACCGCAACATCGGAACAGGTATCAAGGTAGTGACTATTCGTCGCTCCTTGACCGTTCGAGTACGCGTCATGGGTTCAATAACCACATTCGCGTACCGGGCAGCCATGGCATTGTATACTGCTTTCCTCTTTATTTGAGAGGTCTGCATTAAACACATGCCACTGTGGAGGAGGTCGAGAGAGTTTAAATTCGCTGAGATAATTGTCCCAGCGTCTGTAAACCAATCGACTAACCATGACCAGGGAAGCAGCTCATAAGCCGCTTCTACAGCACCCATAGCAGTCAATCCGAGAACTTCTCTCTGCGCCCGCTCGTAAAGAGCAGGCGGGTCGAGTTTTCTGTAGATTGACCACTTTGGTGCGTACCATTGGATCGATCCCCACACTTTATAAGTGTAGGTATCTTCCCAGCGTCCATTCAAGAAAAAGGCGCCAGACTCAAAAGTCTGGTTCCCACTCTTGACGTTCATGGAACCCGCCCCCAGCTTAGTCCTAATCCGCTGTTTCTGACCTACGTGGAGTCGATTGAGATCTAAAAACCGTCTAGTGACAGTCTTTTCGAAATCCATCATCCCTTTTAGGTCAGCAAGGAAAGGAGCGATTCCCCACCGATAGGTGAGGAGTCCGGAAGCTTGTACCTCGGCCATATTAACTATGCCCTTTGGTATGCTACTTCCACCAGAGCGGACGTGGCGTAAAAGCCGCGCCCACCCTCGGACCATGTCGGGTATGTCTTTAAGTTCACCAATAAATTGGGGAACATTAACGACAGGCCGACCAGGATTGGTCTTCTTAAGCATTTGCCAAGCGTATTTCTGTTGTAGAGATACGGTTAGCGAGTTGCCAAGAGGGCCAAGCGACGGATCGGGAACACCCTGAATTACCCCATCACAGTGCCAGTCGTAAATGTAACGATCTGGTGCCGTTAAGGAGCCGTTCAGTCTGTAACCGTTGGCGATTCCGCCCGCACGAGTTGTTGTAGAGGTTTTGAAAGGGTTGAAACCCGATCGATTACCAACTACATCATCTGTGCGGATTTCAGCGCCATCGCGGATCACTGGCGATTGTCCTACATTAGTACTCGGAAGAGTAACGTAGGATCCACCCACAGCGGGTGGAGTAATCGTTCGTGTTCGCGCGGCCATGGTTCATTTCCTATACAGTAGTTGCAGTAGGCGCGCAATACAGTCGCGAGCAAAGAGCCCGGCGAACCCCTACAGGGGG